TACACTATGATATAGAGTATCCAAATGTGTTTGCACAAGGGTTACAAAAGGCGTCTGATATAGGTGTAACTATGAACAGACGTATTAAAAGAGTTGGTTGTTCTACTCTCAAAGAATTATTAGAAGAGAACAGACTATCAGTAGTTGACCGTGCAACTATAACTGAATTGATGACGTTTGTTATCAAAGGAAACAGTTATGAAGCAGACCGTGGATATAATGATGACACTGTTATGAATCTAGTGTTGTTTAGTTGGTTTGTGACAACAGAACAGTTCACATACCTTACAGACCGTGCAGTGAAAGATTTATTGTATGCAGAACAACAAAAAATGATTGAGGACGACCTTTTACCCCCAGGCTTCTTCCACCAAGAGGAAGAATCTACTAGTTTTGTAGATACAAATGGAGATAGATGGTTCATTGAACACTAAATAACGATGTTAAAAGTAATAAACTTATAAATAAAACTGTAAGAAAACTTTTTACATTAACAGGAGAAAAAGTATGGCATTTCAAGTATCACCAGGCGTACAGGTCTCAGAGATAGACCTTACAAATGTTGTGCCAGCAGTTTCATCTACTACAGGTGCATTCGCTGGTTCATTTCAATGGGGCCCTGTTGATGAAGTAGTAACAGTTTCAGATGCGAAAAGTTTAGTCGATACATTCTACGAACCTGAAAATAGTGACGCTGGAGCTGAAGACTTTTATTCAGCAGAATCGTTCCTAAGATATGGTTCGTCACTTCGAGTAGTGAGAGTAAACAAATCAGGTTTACTAAACGCTAACCAAAGTGGTGGGACTCAACTAATCAAAAATGAATCTAATTACCAAGATATTGCAAGAGATGGTTCTCTAAACGGTACAATCGGTAAATGGGCAGCAAGATATGCTGGTGCTTTAGGTAATTCACTTAAAGTTTCAGCATGTGCTAGTTCAGACGCTTACTTAAATGAAGATGTGACAACTGTTTCCTCAGAAGAGGTTTCAGGTCAAACTATAATTTCAATGACTTCAGCCGATGGGTTTACAGTCAGAGATATCATTAAGTTCGCAAACCATAATACTAGTTATAGAGTAACTTCAGTTGATACAGATGCAGACACAGTTGTTGTCGAAGCATTAAATCAACCTGCAGGGACAGGTCTAACAGAGACAGTACCTGCTTTAACATCTGTTGACAGATATTGGGAGTTCTACAGATTATTCAACAAAGCTCCAGGCAAATCTGCATCTGCCCTCGCAGCAGGTGGTTCAGATGACGAGATTCATGTAGTCGTAGTAGACGAAGATGGAAGCATTTCAGGAACTGCACACACAGTTTTAGAAACATATGGTTTTGTATCTCTCGCATCGGATTCAAAAGATTCAAACGGTAACTCAAATTACTATAGAGATGTAATCGAAAGATTGTCTCAATGGGTATGGTGGACAGGTCATTCAACTGCAATGGTCACAACCGCTAACGAACATAGAACACACTTAGTTTCAGCAACAACTGCATTCTTAAGACCTTCAACACCTGAAAACTCATCATTGAGTGCTGGTTCAGATGGTAATGCAATGACTGCTGGAGAAAAATATGGTGCATGGCAAGACCACTTTGAGGATTCAGAGTCAGTAGACATCTCATTCTTGATTATGGGTTCAGTTGCAGGTGACACACTTGCAGATTGGACATCAATTGTCAACCAAGGTATCTTAGTATGTGAAAACAGAAAAGATTGTATGTTAGTTGCATCACCTTTAAGAAAGGACTGCATCGGAACTGCAAATGGTGAAACAAATCACTTTGCACCAACTTCAGAGTCTAATAGAAATACTAACGTTGTAGAAACAATAAATACTGCAAGTTCATCATCTTATGTTGTGTTTGACTCAACATGGGTGTATCAGTACGATAGATTCAACGATAGATACGTATGGATTCCTGCAAACCCCCATACTGCAGGTATTATGTCAAGATCAGACCTTCTTAGAGACCCATGGTTCTCACCTGCAGGTTTCTCAAGAGGACAGTATCTAGGAATCACAAAACTTGCTCATAATCCAAAACAATCATCAAGAGATGACCTATACCGTGCAAGAGTTAACCCTGTGGTTACATTCCCTGGCCAAGGTACAGTGTTATTTGGTGACAAAACTGGATTAACATCAACAAGTGCATTTGACAGAATTAACGTCAGAAGATTATTCATTGTACTTGAGAAAGCAATTTCAACTGCTGCTAAAGCACAACTCTTTGAATTCAACGATGCATTCACAAGAGCACAATTTAGAAGTGCAGTAGAACCTTTCTTAAGAGACGTGAAGAATAGAAGAGGACTAGTAGATTACTCAGTAGTTTGTGACGAAACAAACAACACTGATTCAGTGATTGATAGAAACGAATTTGTTTGTTCAATCTTTGTGAAACCTGCTAAGTCTATTAACTTTGTAACTTTAAACTTTGTTGCCACAAGAAGTGGTGTACAGTTTGAAGAAGTATACAGTGCAGTTTAAGGGAGAAATAAATGGCAACTATAGACCAATTTAAAGCACAATTAATCGGAGGTGGCCCACGTGCTAACCGATTTAGAGTGTTCTTACCTCGTGCAGGTAATAAGATAGAATTCCTGTGTAAAGCTGCACAAATACCACCTGCAACAATCGGAGTAGTACCTGTAAACTTTAGAGGTCACATTCTGAAACTTGCTGGAGATAGAACCTTCGAACCATGGAGTGTTACTATCATCAATGACGTTGAATTCTCTGCAAGAACTGCTCTTGAAGCATGGCAAACAGAAATTCAAGCATTAGATAGTGGTGAAGGTGCAACAGACACTGATTACTTATTATCACGTGCATACGTAGAACAATTAAACAAAGACGATTCAGTCCTAGCGAGATATGAGTTCTTCAACATGTTCCCAACTTCAATTGGTGCAATCGAACTTTCTTATGAAACAGTAGATGCATTAGAAGAGTTTACAGTTGATTTTGAATTCTCTCACTGGGAAAGAGTAGTCTAAAAAGTGAATAACATCTCTTTTGGGGTGTTATAAATATCAGTATGGAATTATTTGGGTTTGAAATTACTCGTAAAAGAGACGAGTTAAGAACAACGGAGGTCAAAGGGCCTTCGTTTGTTCCACCTGTAGACGATGACGGAACACCTGTCATACAGACACAACCAGGCGGTTTTATCACTGGTGGTGCCTATGGGTCTTTTGTAGATTTTGATGGTAACATTAGGAATGAGGCAGAACTCATTCGTAGGTACAGAGAAGTCTCATTAGTACCTGAGTGTGACTCTGCCATCGAAGACATTATTAATGAGTGTATCACATCTGATTCATCTGATAGGATTGTTTCACTCGATCTCAGAGATGTTAAACTCTCTGATGGTATCAAGAAAAAGATACAAGACGAG